GGAGCTACCTACTAGCCTGAAGCGTGAAATTAACAAAATGAAAAAGAGTGCTGACCCTTCTGAAAGAGCTATTCTGGCGAAGATACCACCAGAGATTATGGCAGCGGCAGAGAAGAGTGGTGCAGTCCTTCTTCCCCCAGAGAAGACCTACATGCTTCACTATAAGAAGGATGACTGGCAACAGTGGGCTGACCCCATGACCTATGCTTGCTTTAAAGATCTTCGTCTATATGAGAAGCTTAAGCTGGCTGATGAAGCGGCTCTTGATGGTGCTGTTAATAAAATCAGAGTATGGAAACTTGGAAGTCTAGAACATAAGCTCGCACCAACACCTAATGCTGCCTCTGCTCTTGGAGAAATCCTTGGTGCTAACGTGGGCGGTGGTACGGTTGATATTGTGTGGGGCCCTGATATCGAGTTAATCGAAACTGGAACTGACGTTCAGAGATTCTTAGGAGAAGAGAAGTATAGACCTACACTTACAGCTATATACTCATGCCTTGGAATTCCTCCTACCCTTACTGGAACATCTGGTGCTGGTGGAACGACGAACAACCTAATCTCATTAAAGACCCTTGCAGAGAGATTAAACTATGCTAGAAACATTCTAACTGGTTTCTGGAAAGAACAAATCAAGATAGTACAAGAAGCAATGGGCTTCCGTCTCCCTGCTGAGATTGAGTATGATTTCATGTATCTCGAAGACCCCGCCTCGATGACTCAGCTTATGATTAACCTAGCTGATAGAAACATTATTAGCGACGAGTTCGTTCAGCGTAACATTAAGGCAACCCCTAGTGTTGAGAGAAAACGAATGAAAAACGAGAACAAGGCTAGAGAGCGAGCTGGAGCAGAGAAGATCAGTCCTTTCCATTCTGTGGATAAAGACTTTGCCTTAGAGAAGATTGCTCTTCAGACAGGTATCGTATCCCCTACACAGGTAGGCGTAAAGCTTGAAGATAAAGAGGACGGGGATCAATCGGTTCTTGAGATGAATAAGGTCGCTGAGAAAGAGGCTAACAAGAAGAAGCAGATGGAGCTTCCTTTTGATAAGGGCAATCCTAACACCCCTAAAGATACCGGGAGACCTAAGAACACGCAAGATACAGGGCCACGTAAGAAGCGGGAATTCAAACCTCGTAACCGAGCCTCTATTGAGCTGTGGGCTAAGAACGCTCAGGAGAAAATCTCGGAATTTTTGAAGCCAGCGTTTCTTCAAGAGTTTAACAAGAAAAACCTGAGAAGTCTAAGTAGTGAAGAGGCCGCTAAGTCCGAGAGCATTAAGTTCGAAGTCCTTTGCAATATGGAACCCGGAGAAGAAGTCACTGCAAGTGCTATCTCCTTGGCTATAAACGCAACGCCGATCACGAAAAAAACCCATAGTGAATGTGCCTCATGGATTTCGGAAGCCTCTGAAGATATGGACACACGCCTTAGTATCGAACAGATTAGAAATCTTCGCGCAGCTTTCTATGTCTATCATAAAGAGAATCAGGCGTAACTCCACTATTTGGTGTAAAGTACTAAATGGAACAACGCTTAATGGAGAATATCATGAATAATGACAAGATCGAGGTCTTTGAAGCAGAAAAAGACGCAGGCTTAGAGGATCAAATTAAGACGCAGGCCTCTGTAGCATATGTCTCTGCCGTCTCTGCTGGTAGCCCCGGTATGAAATCTACGGTACTTCAATCCGACATAGCATATAACTTAGCCTTAAAAGATGTCGTCTCTAAGGCCGGTAGAGAAGACTCTGACGTATACCATACATACTCTATTCTAGTCTCAACGACTTGGAATAAGAACGACGACGTATTTAATAAAGAAGAGGTTTGGGCTGCTAGGAATACACCTCAGTACAAGCCTACTAATTTAGAACATGACGAAGAGAAAATCGTCGGAGGAATCATTGGGAATTGGCCCGTGGATTCTGAGTTTAATGTGATTGATGAAAGTCATGACATGAACTCGCTTCCTGATCCATTTCACATACTTGTAGCTTCTGTTATCTATAGACAATGGCAAAACCCAGAGTACCAGAAAAGAACAGAAGAACTAATTACGAAGATAGAAAGTGGAGAGATGTTTGTTTCTATGGAATGCGTATTTCGTGGATTTGATTATGCTGTACAATCCCCTAGTGGAGAGAATAAAGTACTTGCACGTAGTGCAGAGACTGCTTTCCTGAGCAAGCATTTGCGAGCTTATGGTGGTACAGGATCTTATCAAGATCATAAGATTGGTAGACTTTTAAGAAACATCACTTTTTCCGGTAAAGGTTACGTAAACAAGCCAGCTAATCCAGAAAGCATTATCTTTGATAAGAACCATGTTTTTGACTTTAGCGATGCTTCTGTAGCAGAAAACTTGTTTTTTGAAAATAGTGGTGTACATACTAACAGAATATGTTCCGAGAAAAAGACAAAGGAGAAATCTGAGATGTCAAATGAACTTTTGAATGATCAGATCAAAGAGCTCAAGGAATCGGTTGCGTCTTTAAAAGAAGAAAATAGCAACTTATCCGAAAAGCTTTCTAAAGCAGATGTCGCTCAGTATGAAAGTGAAGTTGCTGAATTAACCCAGCGTATAGCAGATCTTTCCGTACAGGCCGACGCCGCAGCAGAAAATTTGATCGAAACCGAAGCTAAAGTAGAAGTCTTAACGCAGAAACTTTCTGACGAGACTGAAGCTAAAGTAGAGGCGCAAGTGCAGATCCAAGAATTTGAAGCAGAAAAAGTTAGAGTTGCTCGTTTGAGTGCTTTAGTTGAAGCTGGTTTAGATGAAGATGAAGCCCTTGCAAAATTGGAGGTCTTCGCAGACCTAAGTAACACACAGTTTGAGGCTGTCGCTGACACAATCAAAGCTGCTCAACCCACCGTAGAGCCTACTGAAGAAGTAGAAGCTAGTGACGAGAGTGCTGATGAAGACACAGAACAAGCCGAAGTAGAAGAGTCCGAAGCATCAGAAATTGATGAAGACGTTCTTGAAACCGCTTCCGTAGAAGAGACAGTTGATTTAGCTGTATCCTCTGAAGAAGAAGGTGACGACGGCGTTGTTCGAGCTAGTCTCCAAGACTGGGTAAACAGCTATGTTCTTAATAATGAGTCAGGAGATAACCACTAATGGCACTTAAACCAGATAGAGTAGAATTTTTAACTGACCTAAGCTTCTTCATGAATGTAACCGGCGAACGAGGCCGAGTTGTAATTCACGATACAGGTGGCTCGGGTTCAGCGATGGACGATAGTAGTGCTGTAGTCAAGTTTCCAACCACTAACGCTGATGTTAGTGGAGCGAATCCTGCAGGACTCCTGTTAAATGACGTTGTTGATATTGACCTAACCCGTCAACATATTAACTTCGACAAAGACGAAGTACAAAAGGGCGGTAAAGTGCTCATCCTTCGTCAAGGCACCGTTGTGGCAAACAACATTTCAGGCACTCCAACAGTTGGAGCTAAAGCTTATTATGATGCTCTTGGCCACTTAACAGCAACCCGACGCGTAGAAGGTGCAGCTAACTCAACTCAGGTTGGACGCTTCCTTTCAATTAAAGACGCTGATGGCTACGCTAAAGTTGAAATTAATATAATTTAATCAGGTAGGAGAAAAGAAAATGGCTACACGTAAATTTTTCGAGCCGACTCCCGAAATGGACTTGCTTCTCGCGAAGTCTGGTTCTATGAACCGGGAAGAATCTCTTGCTGCAACAGCCGAGTTAGCGAAAGCTCTCGAACTGCCACTTCGCAAGGGTGTTATGAGTGGAGATATCTTAGACGGTATTTTCGAGCCTATTCAATTAGGCCCCGGAGCAACTGCAGAATTTCCTTTGGATTTTCTAGCACCGGGAACAGAGAAGGACTTCGTAGCATATACGATTCCTAATCATGGTAGAATTCCAGAACGTCACGTAGAGGGTGACTACGTAATGGTTCCAACATATGATGTTGGTGCCTCTATCGATTACTTGCTGAAATATGCTCGTGATGCACGATGGGATGTAGTAGGCCGAGCAATGAGCGTAATGGAATCGCAGTTCACTAAGAAAGCTAATGACGACGGCTGGCACACGGTTATTTCCGCTGGTGTTGATCGTAATATCTTGGTTTTTGATAATGATGCTGCTAATGGTGTTTTCTCGAAGAGACTTGTCTCTTTAATGAAAACTGTTATGCGACGTAATGGAGGTGGTAACAGTACCTCTATCAATCGTGGTGCTTTAACTGATCTATTCTTAAGTCCAGAAGGTGTCGAGGACATCCGAAACTGGGGCGTAGATGAAGTTGATGACATTACCCGTCGTCAGTTGATCTCTCAAGAGGGCGGTCTTTTGACCCGAATCTTCCAAGTTAACCTCCATGATTTGGATGAGCTTGGAGAAGGCCAAGAGTACGAACTGTTTTATGAGAGCGATCTTAGCGGCTCACTTCCTTCTGGCGACACTGAAGTTGTTGTTGGATTGGACTTGCGCAGTAACGATAGCTTCGTAATGCCAGTTCGACAGGCTGTTCAAGTCTTTGAAGATGAAACTCTTCACCGACAACGACGAGCAGGCTTCTACGGATGGGCAGAGCACGGCTTTGCAGTCCTAGATAACCGAAGAGTTTTGTTAGGCTCGTTCTAATAACGCTTTTTGAGCAATAATTTAAGCCGTCTTTGGTTCCCTCTAAGGCACTGAGGGCGGCTTTTTTTTACTTTCTTCTATAGGACGGTCGAGTGATATGGTGCAACTAAAAGATAGAGTTAAGCAGGGAACAAGCACTACAGGGTCAGGAACGATCACCTTTGATGTTTCTTATTCTACTAGTGGTTTTCAGGATTTCTCTAGTCTATACAATCATTCAATTACCTATTATGTCATTGAAGAGGGTGTTAACTGGGAGGTAGGGGAGGGCGTTTATAATACAGGGACTCTTACTAGAGACTCAGTGTTTTCTAGCAATAACAGCAACAACAGGATTACATTGGCCGGGAGTGGAGTAGCTTATTTAACACTCCCCGCAGATAGAACTATAATCTCCGATAACGCAAACGTAGCAAACGTCACTGGCATCTCGGTCGGAGTAACAGGCATCGAATTCAACGATGGAACCTTACAAACAACAGCAGCAACTTCTTCCATCCCGACGGCAACTGGCGTGATCATCAATGCCAATACGACTGGCAGGGCAACAAATGCTACTAACATCAGCACGAACACCTCAAACATTCTTGCTACGGGTACCAAGAACCACGCTGACTTGCTGACTGTTTCAGGTCTCGCGGTTGCAGTTCCAACGGCAACGGGCGTGATCATCAATGCCAATACGACTGGCAGGGCAACAAATGCTACTAACATCAGCACGAACACCTCAAACATTCTTGCTACGGGTACCAAGAACCACGCTGACTTGCTGACTGTTTCAGGCCTTGCGATTGCAGTTCCAACGGCAACGGGCGTGATCATCAATGCCAATACGACCGGCAGGGCAACCAATGCCGCAGACATTGCTGCTACGGGAGCAAAGAACTCTGCCGATATAACTACG